ATGAACGCCGGCCACTTCAATCGCCGCATCCGCATCGAGCGCCAGGACGGCCAGCTCGATGCGTGGGGGCAGCCGCTGGACGCCTGGCAGCCGGTGGCAGAACTGTGGGCCGCCATCATCGCCGACCGCGCAGACAGCGTGCAGCGGCTGACGCTGGAAAGCCGCCTGCCGGCAACGATCCGGCGCCAGCGCTTCCATGTCCGATTGGCAGCCGCACGACAGGCAGGCATCCAGGCCGGCATGCGCATCGTGCATGACGGTCGTGTTTTCAACATCACCGGCGTTGCGCCCGACTTCAGCCGGCGCCAGACCACGGTGCTGTTCACCGAACAGTCTTCAGGCATCGCCTGAGCGACGCCAACCAGGACACCGCGATGAGTTACGAAGCACAGCTGCACGCGCTGCTGGCCCCGCTGCTGCAGGGCCGGCTGTATCCCGACCTTCCGCCGGAACCGGTCATCTATCCGTGTGCCGTCTACCAGCAGATGGGTGGACAGTCCGTGTGGTTCAACGAAGGTTCCATTCCCGAACAGAAGCACGCTCGCGTGCAGCTGACCGTCTGGGCAGACAGCCGCGCCCAGGCCAACACCCTGATCCGCAACATCGAGGATCAGGTATGCGGAGGTCTACCGAAGTCCGAATCGTTCGGCGCCGCCATTGCCGTCCATGAGCCGGCAATCAGGAAGTACGGCGCACGACTCGAATTCGGGCTGTGGTACGCCAACCCGTAGTTTCACCGTTCCATGCAACACCCCAGACCCGGCGCTTGCCGGGTTTTTCATTTCAATCCATAGAGGAAATACACCATGGCACTCAAGCTTCCCAAGGGCACCCAGTTCGGCTTCGCACCGGTCGTCTCCACCGCGATCGCCACCAGCGCGATCTCCAAGGCTGCGCCGGCGCTGGCCAGCGTTGCCGCCAACAGCGTCGACACCGGCGATGTGGTGGTCATTGAACTGCCGGGCTGGCCGGCCCTGAACAACCGCGCCACCCGCGCCGGTGCTGAAGCCACCGGCAGCGTTGAGCTGCTGGGCATCGACACCACCGATACCGTGCTGTTCCCCGGCACCAGCGGTGCCGGTGTACTGCGCAAGGCGGGCGCCTTCGTCGACCTGGACCAGCAGGGCGACCCGACCACCGCCGGTGGCGAGCAGCAGTACTGGAGCGGCACGCTGCTCGAAGACCCGACCGGTCGCCAGGTCCAGATGCCGACCTTCAAGAACGCCAAGACCATCACCCTGCCGCTGTTCTACGATCCGAAGAAGCCGTGGTATTCGGCACTGAAGAACGCTGACGCCAAGGGCGAGCCGGTGATCCTGCGGGCCAAGCTGGTCGGCGGCGACGTGCTGTACTGGTACGGCTACCTGAGCTACAACGGCGACCCGACCATGGCCGCCAACACCCCGATGGGCACCACCGCGACCTTCACCGCGCTGGCCGACTCGATCCTGGTGGAGGGCGTCTGATGTTCCAGGTCAAGGCACCTGAGACCTTCAAGAGCACCCTGACCATTGCCGGCCATGGCCGCGAGCAGAAGCTCAACCTGACCTACCGTCACCTGCAGCAGGCCGCGTACGCGGACCTGCTGCAGCGCCTGGCGGCCGGCGAGGTGACGCCTGCCCAGGCAATCCTGGACATCGTCACTGAGTGGGATGCAGATGTAGCGCTGGATACGGCAGGTGTCGAACTGGCACTTCAGCAGCAGATCGGCTTGGACGGCGCCATCGTAGGTGGCTACGTGCAGGCTCTGCAGGTCGCACGCAAGGGAAATTGATCGAGGCGGTGGGGGCACTGTACTGGCGTGCCCCCACCGAGGCCGAACTGAACCAGCTCGGCCTGAAGGCAAAGCACTTCCAGCCGCCACAGATCGAACTATGGCCAGAATGTGCACTTCCCATCGACATCTTCTCGCGGGTCTCCACCCAGTGGCGCACCGGCGCCGGTGGCCCGACGGGTCTGGACTACAACGTGGTCTACCGGGAGCTCGAGCGTGAAGGGCTTACTGCCGAAAAGCACGCAGAAGTAATGGCAGGCATCCGCGTGATAGAGCGGGCTGCCCTCGACGAGATGCACAGCCAATGAGCCACCTGTTGGCTCACTCCGACCCCGCCAGCCGGCGGGGTCACCTTTTCCTGAGGAAACCCCTATGAGCGAGACACCGCTCGGTGTTGCGCGGGTGGATATCGAGGTCAACAGCAACCTCGGCGCCGCCACGCAGGCTGCCAAGCGCAGCCTGGCCGACATGACCGCCTCCGCACAGCAGCAGTATCAGCAACTGGACAGGGCTGAACGCGCACGCCTGCAGATGCTGCTACAGCAAAGCGCGCAGGTGGACAGCATGCGGCTGGAGCAGGAGATGCTCAATGCCGTACTCAAGGCCAGCGCAGTACTGATCAACGAAATGACCCGTCAGATGGCCAGCAACGAACGCGCCATCCGCGCAGCGCGCGATGAACTGCGTGCCTACCGCAATGAAGCCGAAGCGGCGGCCAGCGCGTCGGGCAGCCCGGCCGCAACATTCGGCGGAGCCGCTGGAGCCGCTGGAGCCGCTGGAGCCGCTGGAGCCGATGGGGGTGGCTCGACATTTGCCGACCAGATCGGCAAAGCGACGGAGTTGAAGGGTGCCTACGACGATGCCGCCGAGGTTCTTACCGGGCTGGTTGGCCGTTTCCCCGCGCTGGCCAATCCCATGGCAGCGGCGGCGGCAGCACTGGCTGCCGCCGTGGGGGGCGTAGCCGTCGCCTGGAACTCCGCCAGTGACGAGGCGGCATCCTTCGAGCGATCGCTGCTGATCGTCGGCGATCGGCTCAGCGCCAACGTGCCGCAGCTGACCGGCTATGCGCAGGCCATGAGCAGAATTGATGGCATCACCATGAGTGAAGCCTCCGAAGCACTGAACCAGGTCGCCATGACAGGTCAGTTCGCCGGGGACGAACTGCGGATGGTCGCGCAGGCCGCGCTGCAGTGGCAGGACGCAGGTGTCAGCAGCGCGGAAGAGGTCATCGCATCGTTCGTCAAGATCAGGCAGGACCCGGTTGCAGCACTCAGGGAGCTGGAGCAGCAGACCGATGTGCTCACCGACGCACAGCGAAAGCAGATCCAATCGCTTATCGCGCAGGGAAACCAGGCCGACGCCTCGGCCCTGCTGATGCAGGCGTATGCAGGCAAGATCGGAGAGGTGGCCCCCAAGGTCATCCAAAGCGCCACATTGATGGAAGGCGCGTGGCGCAAGGCGAAGACCGTCTTCTCCGAGCTGTGGGACATGGTGAAGGAGCCGTTCCGGGCAGACAGCGGCGACGATCTGCGCAAGAACATCGCAGATGCCGAAACCAACCTGCGTCGCTGGCACAACACCACCCTGGGCGGGACCACGGGCTCAAGCTACAGCCTTGCCGAATATGCTCGTGCCAAGAAAGAGCTGGAAGAGGCCAAGGGAGCGCTGCGCGCAGTACAGCAGAACATAAAGCCGATCCTGATCGAAGCGACGTTGCCTGCCAGCCCTCCATCGGCAGACCCACCCGCGCGCGGGCCGTCCCTTGCCGCAGTTCCACGTCTCCCATCTGTGCCGGCCGAACCCACCCTGTTCGAGCGCATCCAGAAGCAGATCGACCAGAACGATATCCAGCGGTTGGGGATAGACAAGAAGACCGCAAGCACGCGCCTTCTTGACGAAGCTACCATTGCGCTGAAGGATGCGGAGGAGAAAGGTGACACGGCTGCCGTCATACGTCTGAAAACGGCACGTGCCAGCCTGGAAGTCAGCGATCAGGCGCTTGCGCAGAAGAAGGAAGAGATTGCGGCTGCCGCCCAACTGGAGAAGCTCAACAGATCGCTGGGAGACGCAGAAGAAGCGCGTCGCAGCGCGAACGAGCAGGAACTCATGGGCTTCGGTCACGGCAAGGAAGCCACTGCACGGCTCGCCCGCGTCAATGCCATCCAGCGTGAGTACGATCAAGGGATGAAGGCGCTGCGCGATAGCGGCGCGCCCGAAGGCAGTCAGAGCTTCCACGACCAGTCGAACGCGCTGCGTTCAAGCCGGGATCGACGCTTGAAGGATGAGCAGGACCATCAGGGCCGTCGGATGGAGAAGATGGGCGATTGGCGCAATGGCGCGCGCAGTGCCTTTGAGGACTACAACGAGTCCGCCTCCAATACCGCCGGCATGACCCAGGAGCTGTTCAGCAAGGCATTCAAAGGCGCTGAAGATGCTCTGACCAAGTTCGTTCTTACCGGCAAGCTCAACTTCAGCGACCTGGCCGATTCGATCATCGCGGACCTGGCACGAATCGCAGCGCAGCAGGCCCTGATGGGCATCATCAACAGTGTGGTAGGTGCCTTCGCCGGAAGCATGGGCGGGGGTGCCAGCGCAGCTCCCTCGACGGGATTCGCCGCCGGTTTCGGCAACAACACCAGCTGGCTGACCAGCGGCAACATGACGCCTCATGCCCTGGGAGGCGTCTATGCCTCACCCAGTCTCTCTGCCTATTCCGGTGGCATCTACAACACCCCGCAGCTGTTCGCCTTCGCCAAGGGCGCTGGCGTGTTCGGCGAAGCGGGACCGGAAGCGATCATGCCGCTGCGGCGCGGGCCGGACGGCCGCTTGGGTGTGGCCGCGCACGGTGGCGGCGGTGGTGGCGGAGTGGGAGTCAGCATCCGCATCGACAACAACGGTGGCAAGGAAGTCACCACCAACGAAAGCATGCTGCAGCAGTTCGGCAACGAGATTGGCCAGTTCGTGGAACGCAAGTACCGCGAGCTGCAGAGTCGTGACCTGAAGGCAGGTGGTGTGCTCAGCAGGAGTGCCATGCAATGACCGACACCTTCACCTGGCCGGCAACCAGCCAGAGTACTGGAACCACCACCGCCGCCGTGAAGCGCGCGAAGTTCGGTGATGGCTATGCGCAGGCCGCTGCCGATGGCCTGAACGCCACTTCACGCAGTTACCAGCTGCAGTTCGTCGGCAACCGCAAAACGATCAACGAGATCGTGACCTTCCTGGATGGTCATGCCGGCCGCAGCTTCCTGTGGAAAGGGCCACTGGGGCAGGGGCTGTACATGTGTGATTCCTACACCGACAGCCATCTCGGCGGCCAGGTATCGACCATCACCGCCACCTTCGAGCAGACCTTCCACGCGTAGGGATGAGCATGGATCTTCAACGGATCGACCTGGATACCATCCAGCCCAACGGAAAGCGTGGGGAGACCCAGCGGCCGGCCTTCACCAAGATCAACCAGAACTTCCAGCAGGTTGGCCAGGCAGTCGACGGCCTGCCCGGGCAGCTCGCCGATACCATGATGCGCGCGCCGGCACGGCGCAATCGCCTGATCAATGGCAATTTCGACATCTGGCAGCGCGGCAGCAGCTTCGGCATCTCCGGGAACTACACAGCCGACCGATGGTTCCTGCAGATGGGCAACGTCGAAGACGCCGTGTTCAAGCGCAATCCCGCAGCGGCAGGCGACAACAACTTCCCGTTCAGCACCTTCACGTTGTCGGTCAGTTCGAGTGGCAATACGGATGGCACAAACCACTTCTTTGTCTTCGAGCAGCGCGTGGAAGACGTCCGCAACTTCGCGGGCGTGGAGAGCACCGTTTCGTTCCTGGTGTTCAACGCCGGCGCCGCCGGGCGGAAGATCGCCCTTGAATTCGCCCAGACCTTTGGCGCGGGGGGAAGCACGCCTGTGCTGGGAATCGCGCCGGAGGTGGTCGAGCTGGCCTCCGGCCTGAACCGGATCCGCAGGACGGTGACCCTGCCTTCCATCTCAGGGAAGGCACTGTCCGGTGACGGTGCGGCCGTGGTCTGCATATGGGTGACGGCGGGCACGCAGTTCGCCAGCCGCACCGCAGGACTGGGCGCGCAACAGGGCCAGCTGTACTTCGGAGAGTTCCAGTGGGAGGCGGGCCCGCTCGCGACGCCGTTCGAGTGGAGGCCGAAGGGGGAAGAGCTGCGGCTGTGCCAACGCTACTACCAGGTGGATGCCACTGGCGTGCCGTTCGACGGTGGATCGCGCTTCAACGCGGGCGTGGGCCTGATCCGGGGCGACAACGCGGTGTACCTCACCTACCGATTCAATCAGCGAATGCGGTCGGTACCCGCGGTCGCCTTCTCGAACCCATCGCAATGGCGGCTGCTCACGGGAGACGGTGCAACCAGCCTGACAGCGCTCAGTGCGGCGGAAGTTACGTCGACCCGCATGACCATCATCGGTGCGCTGAACACTGCAGCAGCGGGTCAGGCCGGCATCCTGCAGAGCGGAGATTCGGCAGCGGAGGGCACTGGATTGACCATGGATGCCGAAATCTGAGGTCCGCGGGAGGGCTGGAGAGCGTTCCTTCGCAACCGAAACCATCAAGGAAACAGCACAAATGCCACGAAAGATCATCGACCTCGATTCCGTTCAACCGAACGGAAAGCGGGGTGAAACACAGCGCCCGGCGTTCACCAAGATCAACGACAACTTCGCCGAAGTCTACGACGCGTTGACTGAGGTGGCGAAAATCCCGCAGATCGTGGGGAATGCCATCACCGAGCGCGTTCCAGGCAGGAATCTGCTCATCAATGGTGCCCTGCAGTTCTGGCAGCGCCGTACATCTGGTCGTGTCGGCACTGGGTCGGGGACGCTGGGCGCGGAAGTGTTCTTCGCCGACCGTTTCACGAACTCGGCGCTGGTCTGCAACCACGACGTACAGCGGGTGGCCTACGACGGGCAGGCCGGATTTCCGGAAGATACACGGTCGATTCTGGTCTGCACCGTATCCGAGGCCATCGCCAGAAGTGGCGCCTGGATGGGGCAGAAGATCGAGGGTGTCCGCAGTGCAAGCGGAGACATCACGATCTCGGTATGGGCGAACTCTGATGCGCCCGGTCGCAGTGTGGGCGTGCGTGTCATCCAGGATTTCGGAACCGGCGGCTCACCCTCGCCGCAGGTGGTGCTGGAAGCCGGTGTGCTCACACTGGGCACCACCGCCAAACGTCACAGCATCACGGTGACGTTGCCGAGTACCCGGGGAAAGGTGCTCGGCAGCAACGGCAACGACCACCTCTACGTAGTGTTCGACCTGTGCGGTGCTGGTCAGAAGGGCGAGCTGGTGGCACAGAACGGCTCGTTCGGCTTTACCCAGTTCCAGGTCGAATCGGGCCGCGCAGCGACACGCTTCGACTGGCGGCCGCCAGGTGTGGAACTGGCGTTGTGCCAGCGCTACTACGAGAAGAGCTACAACCTCGACATCGTACCCAACACGGCGCACAACGAAGGGCGCGAGGCATTCTCGATCAACTCACCGGGAATGGCGCATTACCAGAGCGTGCGATTCCAGACGGCAAAGCGCGCTCATCCCTACGTGATGATCATCTCGGCCGACAACATCCAGCAGGATGGACACATCGCGGAAGACAACGTCTCCCGCGTGCCCTGCCTGGTCAACTACGCCTCGCCTTCCGGGTACGAAGTCAGCTGGACCAACAATCCAGGCCGCTGGGGCGGCTGGTGGCATTGGTGGGCCGACGCCGAGCTTTGATGGGGCGCCCGCAGGGAACAGGACGACAGCAATGACGAGAAAAATCATCGACCTCGATTCCGTTCAGCCGAACGGAATGCGGGGCGAAACCCAGCGCCCGGCGTTTACCAAGATCAACGACAACTTCGCCGAAGTGTATGGCGCGCTGGATTCGCTGGAAAGCGCTTTGCAGAGCGCGGCTCCAGGCAGGAACCGCCTGATCAACGGCAACTTCGATTTCTGGCAGCGGGCCAGCACTGGCACCACCCAAGGCGGCGAGATCTATGTGGCCGATCGTTGGACCGTGGCAGCGCTGAGCTGCACGCATACCGCAAATCGCGGGGCCAATCTTCCTGCCGGCGGTGCCGCGCCGGAATCGCGCCGTTTCCTCAACAGCGTTGTCTCCAAGGTCAGTGCAGGCAGCAGCGCCTATGTCGCACAGAAGGTCGAAGGGGTCGCCACGCTGTCCGACGGCGAAGTGGTGGTTTCCGGCTTCGCCTATGGCCCGCCAGGAAAACGCATCGGTGTTCGTCTCATCCAGCACTTTGGCACCGGTGGTTCGCCGTCCGCCGCGGTCAGCGTAGCGCTGGGAACCGTAGCGGTCACCGCCGCGTCCTGGACCTATTTCCAGCTCAGTGCGCGATTGCCATCGGTGAAGGGGAAGACGCTGGGCAGCAATGCCGACAGCGATTTCCTGTGGCTGGTGGTGGATCTGTGCGCCGATGCCTATGGCGGTGTCATCTCCGGTCAGAGCGGAGAGTTCGGCCTTGCGATGATGCAGCTGGAGCGCGGCGACAGGGCAACGGCATTCGACCTGCGCCCGCTGGCCCACGAGCTGCAGCTGTGCCAGCGCTACTACGAGAAGAGCTACAACCTGGATGTGCCGCCTGGCACGGCCGATGGCATCGGACGCGACAACCAGTTCTACGACCGCAGTGTCGGCGTTGGCAGCACCTCGCATATCCGGTGTCGCGTGCCCAAGCGGGCCATCCCAGCCTACACGGTCTACAGCGATGTGAACGGGCAGGCAGGGCGCATATCCGGCGCAAGCGGCGGCATCGGCACGGTGACATCCATCGTATATGCCGGCCAGTCCGGCGCACAGGTCAATTACCAATCCGCCGCAGGCAACTGGGGCTCCTCCTTCCATTGGACCGCCGACGCGGAGCTATGACATGTATCAACTGACCGAAGAGATCGACACCATCAAGTGCCTGCAGACCGGCGCCTTCATTCCACGTGGCCACCGTCTGTGGAATGACTATGAAGCCTGGTGTACGGCAGGCAATGAGCCGGAGCCGGTACCGCCGCTGTTCGTACCCGGCTCGGCGCAGTTCCATCGCTTCATCCGCGGAAAGGCGTGGGAGTGGATGGCCCAGTGTGCCCGCGATCGCGGCTATGACAGCATCGAGAGTTGCTGCAGCTACGCGGGCAGTGCGGTGCCGCGCTATGCGCAGGACGCCATCGCCATGATTGCCTGGCGCGACGGGGTCAACCTCGCATTGGAGACTATTGAGTCCACCGCCGAGGAGAACGCGCCGGACTGGCGGCAGGTCCAGGCGCAACTGCCGCAGCCGGATGCATTCGGCTGGCCTGCCGAGCAGGCGCCGGAAATCATCGGCGGCTGAGGAGGACGACGCATGGCACGACGCACAATCGACCTTGATACCGTGCAGCCGAACGGAAAGCGGGGTGAGACGCAACGGCCGGCCTTCACCAAGGTCAATGAGAACTTCGCCGATCTCTACACGGATCTGGATGAACTCGAAACCACGGTGCAGGATCTCCGGCGCAGGCAGAACGGCCGGAACCGGCTGATCAACGGTGACTTCAGGTTCTGGCAACGGGGCAGCAGCCGCACTGTGGTGTCGCCTCTGGCGGTGTATGTTCCCGATCGCTTCCAGGTGGTATGCACCGGGGCGGGGCAGGTCGCGGTGTCACGCCGCAGCTTCGATGCCCCGGCATTCGGGGTCACGGGATTCATGAACTGCGATCTCACCGGATCGACGGCCGCGACCGAGGCGTTCGTCACCCAGCCGGTGGAAGGCGTGCAGACGCTGGCGGGAAGTACCGTGACGCTGAGCATGCAGGCATGGGCCGCGACGCCGGGCTGCCGCATCGGCGTTCGCTTCATCCAGACGTTTGGTACCAATGGGTCTCCGGATGTGACGGTCCGGGCAGGCGTCCAGGAGATCGGCACCGCGGCCGCGCTCAGGTACTTCACCGTCGAGTTGCCATCCATTGCTGGCAAGACCGTGGGAGCCAACAGCAAGCTGCACGTCATCGTCGACTTTGCGACACCCGGTGGTTATGGCGGACAGCTTGTCGGCCAGTCTGGGTCCTTTTCGCTGACCTGCATGCAGTTGGAGAAGGGGGCGACACCTACCGACTACGACATGCGTGATGACGCAACCGAGCTGATGCTGTGCCAGCGGTACTACGAGAAGAGCTTCCCGCTGGAACAGGCACCGCAGCTTGGCATGCCGTCACCGCAGGGCGTCGCCGCCGCGTTCCAGGCAGGCCTGGCGCGCAGTGAGCAGATCTCCTTCAAGGTCGCCAAACGCACTGTGCCCGCACTCACGCTCTACTCCAACAGTGAAGTGGCGCCGGCCCTCGGCTACTGGTCGTTGTTCAACGGCAACGGGTGGTCACGCGGAATGGCTGTCCCGCTGTTCCTTCGTCCCGATGGATTCACGCTTCAGCTTGATTTCGGTTCTGGCCTGACGCCGTTCTATGCCTATCTGGTGGGCGGCAACTGGGCGGCTGACGCCGAGATCTGACCCTGGTCGTCAACACCGGCGCACGCAGCGAGGACTGCACATGATACGAAGAATCATCGACCTGGACACCGTCCAGCCCAACGGCAAACGAGGTGAGACCCAGCGGCCGGCATTCACCAAGATCAACGACAACTTCGCCGAGATCTACGCTGGTCTGGACGACGCGCAATCGGCGCTCATGCATCTGGAAGGCCGCATGGCCGGAAGGAACCCGCTCATCAACGGCGACTTCCGGTTCTGGCAGCGCGGTGCAGCGTTCCCTGCATCCACGGGCTCTCGATACATCGCTGACCGCTGGGCGGTCAATGCCATCGGCACCAGGGTGGCTGCCTCACGCGAGGATGTGCCTCCAGGCGGCGGCCAGGGAGGGCGCCTGCTGGCTGGGTCGCGCCACCTGCTTCGGCTGGAGGTGCAGAGCGTTGCCGGTGCCGGCAACATGGCGCTGGTCCAACAGCGCATCGAGGATGCCCGGACACTGGCCGGGCGCACCGTCACGATCAGTTTCAAGGCGCGCGCCTCGGTGGACGACTTCCGCATCGGCGTGGAGTTGCAGCAGTCCTACGGAACGGGTGGGTCTACCGCGCGCGACAGCATCGGCGCCTCGGTCGTGCTCGATACGCTGTGGCGATGGCACCAGGTCACCGTGGAAGTTCCCGGTCTTGCCGGCAAGACGCTGGGCCCGGACAGCTGTCTGCAACTGGGCTTCTGGCTGGACGCAGGTGCCGATTTCGGCGGCCGCGCGTTCGCCGCCGGGCAGAAGAGCGGCAGCGTGCAACTGGCCGAAGTGCAGATCGAAGAAGGCGATACCGCCACCGACTTCGACCGCCGGTCCGAAGCACTGGAGCTGCTGTTGTGCCAGCGCTACTACGAGACGGTGGATGTAAACCGGATCATCGGCATCACCTACACCGCCAACGGCGACACGCGAGCGTGCATCCCGTTCAAGGTGCGCAAACGCTCAGCACCCAGAATCTCCTCGCCGTCCACCGCGCTGAACCTGGTGGGCTTCGGCAATGCCGGCAACCTGGTCAACTTCGACGGCGGAGCGCCCAGCTGGCAGTCCACGGTTGACGCGGCAGTCATCGCCTCGATGCCGAACAACATGCAGCTCTGGGGCGCGGTGGTGGTGTGGTCGACCACCTCGCAGGTGCTGGTCCAGGCCGATGCGGAGCTCTGAGCCATGACAACCCCCGCTCCGCAGGCGCCAAAGCACGCCTGCTTCACCACCACTGCCTCGCTGCGCCCAGGCCACCACGTCATCGTACCGTGCGGCCAGGAACGGTACCCCGTACCACCCCCTCTTCCCAATGCCGCACAGGAGAACACCCCATGATCACCGCCGATGCCCAGCAGCTTGAGCCGGGTGGCCGCATCACCGTCTATGAACTTGACGCCAGCAGTTTCGGCGCCGACAAGCTCTTCTTCCACGCGCACCTGCAGAGTGGCCTCATCTGGTGGCAGGGCCAGGAATATGGCCCCTGGCCGATCGAGGCCAGCGGCTTCGAGCGCACCAGCGACCAGCCGCCGAACCCGCGCCTGCGCGTAAGCAACATCGATGGCCGCATCACCGCCATGTGCCTGTTGTTCGATGACCTGGTCGGTGCCCGCATCATCCGCCGGCAGACACTGGCCAAGTACCTGGATGCCGCCAACTTCGAGGAAGGCAATCCCAGCGCGGATCCTGGCGAGCACTTCCCTGATGAAGTCTGGTTCATCGAGCGCAAGATCGGTGAGGACAAGCAGATGGTCGAATTCGAGCTGACCACCGCGATCGATCTCAATGGGCAGCAGCTGCCGGGCAGGCAGATCATCGCCGGCATGTGTGGCTGGCTGGTGCGTGGCGGTTATCGCGGCGCGTACTGCGGCTACAACGGTCCAGCGGTGGCCGACAGCGACGACGTCGCCACCGATGATCCGGCGCGTGACCAGTGCGGCGGTCGGGTACGCAGCTGCAAGCTGCGCTTCGGCCAGGACAAGCCGCTGCCCTATGGCGGCTTCCCCGCCGCGGGCCTGTTGCGCTCCTGATCGATCCCCTCCCGAATTCCACTTTCCAGGCCCGCCCGCGCGGGCCTTTTTCATGGGTGAAACATGCAACCGACAACCCTGCAGGCCATCCAGGCGCACGCCGTGGCCGAGTACCCGCGCGAATGCTGCGGGCTGATCGTGGCCATTGAAGGCCACGAACGCTATCTTCCCTGCCGCAACGTGGCCGCCACGCCCAGCGAGCATTTCCGCCTGCCCGCTGAGGACTATGCCGTGGCCGAGGACAAGGGCGAGGTGCTGGCCCTGGTGCACAGCCATCCCGATGCCGCCGCAACGCCGTCCGACGCCGATCGGGTCATGTGCGAGCGCAGCGGGCTGACCTGGCACATCGTCAGCGTCGGCCAGGTAACAGGCGAGGCACCGCTGTGCGGTGATCTGCAGACCCTGCATCCCACTGGCTACATGGCACCGTTGGTCGGTCGCCAGTTCGCCCACGGTGTGCTGGACTGCTACAGCCTGGTCCGCGATTTCCACGCACGCGAACTGGGCATCCCGCTGTCCGAGTACGAACGCCAGGACGACTGGTGGAGCCACGGCCAGGACCTGTACAGCCTTGAACGGCTGCACGCCGAGGGCTTCGACCTGATCGAGGGCGAGCCGCAGCGGGGCGACATGATCCTGATGCAGATCCGCTCGCCGGTCACCAACCACGCGGGCATCTACCTCGGCGACGGGCAGATGCTGCACCACCTGCATGGCCGCCTGTCCGAGACCGTGCCGTACGGCGGCATGTGGGCCGAGCGCACCCGTTGCATCGTCCGCCATCGCGGGGTGCGACATGACTGACCGTCTTCGTACGATCCGCCTGTACGGCAAGCTGGGTGCGCGCTTTGGGCGCAGGTTCCGGCTGGCGGTGAACAGCCCGGCCGAGGCGGTGCATGCGCTGTGCACCATGCTGCCAGGATTCCAGCAGTACCTGATGGGCGCAAAGGCCAAGGGCATGGAGTTTGCCGTGTTCAACGGCCGGCAGAACCTGTCGCGGGATCAGCTGCACGACCCGCCGGGACAGGATGACATCCGCATCGCGCCGGTTCTGGTGGGCAGCAAGCGAGGGGGCGTACTGCAGACGATTGTGGGCGTCGTCCTCATCGTTGTTGGCGCCGTGGCATCGGCATGGGGATATGGAGCGATCGGCCAACCGATGATGAAGCTCGGTGTTTCCATGGTGATCGGCGGCATCACCCAGATGCTCTCCCCCCAGCCAAAAGGCCTGGGTGCCAAAGACACACCCGAAAACGCGCCCAGCTACAGCATGAACGGCACCGTCAACACGCAGGCGCAAGGCAACCCCGTGCCGGTCGCCTATGGCGGCCATGACACCAAGGGCATGTTCATCGGCTCGGCCGTGATCAGCGGCGGCATCCTGGCGGAGGACCAGTTTTGAATCAGACCACTCATCCCACGCCGCGCACGCGTGGCGCAGCCACGCCAGTGCTGGCGGGTGCCAAGAAGGGCGCGAGCAACGCCCGAACCCCGGTCGAAACCGCCGACAGCCTGCACTCGATGGCGGTGGCCCGCATCATCGACCTCGCCAGCGAGGGCGAGATCCGTGGCCTGGTCGCCGGCAAGCAGTCGATCTACCTGGACCAGGTGCCGATCGAGAATCCGGACGGCACGCTGAACTTCTCCGGCGTGGACGTGCAGACGCGTTCCGGCACCCAGGACCAGGACCACATCAGCGGCTTCCCCTCCATCGAGAACGAAGTCGGGGTCAACGTCGAGCTGCGCAGCGATGCGCCGGTGGTGCGCACCGTATCGGGTGCCGATCTGTCAGCCGTCCGTATCCGCTTTGCGGTGCCGGCGTTGCAGAAGACCAACACCCAGAACGGCGACACTGAAGGCTACCGGATCATGTACGCGGTGGATCTGTCCACCGACGGCGGCCCGTTCAGCACAGTGCTGACCGATGCCTTCAGCGGCAAGACCACCAGCCAGTACGAGCGCAGCCGCCGCATCGATCTGCCTGCCGGCAGCCAGTGGCAGGTGCGCATCCGCCGGCTGACCGCCAACGCCAACAGCAGCACCATCGCCGATACCATCAACGTGCTGTCGATGACCGAGATCATCGATGCCAAGCTGCGCTATCCGAACTGTGCGCTGGCGGCGGTGCAGGTTGATGCCAGCCAGTTCCAGAACATTCCCACCCGGTCCTACCAGCTGTGGGGCCGCATCGTACGCATCCCCTCCAACTACGATCCGCTCAGCCGTCTCTACAGCGGTGTGTGGGACGGTACCTTCAAGAGTGGCTGGACCAACAATCCGGCCTGGGTGTTCTTCGACATCGTCACCAACGATCGCTTCGGCCTGGGCCATCGTGTTCCGCTGGACTGGGTGGACAAGTGGCGGCTGTACCAGATCGCGCGCTACTGCGATGAACTGGTCAGCGATGGCCAGGGCGGCAAGGAGCCGCGCTTCACCTGCAGCCTGTATCTGCAGACCCGCGCCGAGGCCTATCGCGTGTTGCAGGACATCGCCACCATGTTCCGCGGCATCAGCTTCTATGCGGCGGGGCAGGTGATGGCCTCGGCCGACATGCCCAAGGACCCGGTGCTGACCTACAGCCAGGCCAACGTCATCGAAGGGCGTTTCCACTATGCTGGCAGCAGCCGCACGGCGCGGCACACGGTGGCCCTGGTGTCGTGGATCGATCCGGACGACTTCGGTCGGCAGAAGGTCGAAGTGGTCCAGCACCTGCCCGGCGTGGCCCGCTACGGCATCAACCAAACTGAAGTGACGGCGGTGGGTTGCCACTCACGTTCGCAGGCGCAGCGCGTGGGCAACCACATCCTGCATACCGAGATGCTGGAAACCGAGACGATCAGCTTCTCGGTGGGCCTGGATGCGCTGGGCTGCATGCCCGGTGATGTGATCCAGGTGGCCGACCCGAACCGCGCCGGCCGCCGCAATGCGGGTCGCATCCGCAGTGCAGGTGCGCGCAGCCTGGTGCTGGACCGCATGCCGGAACAGATCGCGGCCGGTGACACCCTGCGTGCCACCCTGCCCAGCGGGCAGACCGAAGCACGCACGGTGCAGTCGGTGGACGGCGAGACGGTGACCGTCAGCGCGCCCTGGTCGGCGGTGCCGGTGGCGCAGTCGGTCTGGGCATTGGAATCGCCGGAGCTGGCCCTGCAGCACTATCGCGTGCTGTCGATCAGCGAAGGCGAGGACCTGACCTATCAGATCACCGCGCTCAAGCACGTGCCGGGCAAGTACGCCGCCATCGACGACGGCACGCGCCTGGAGCAGCCGCCGATCAGCATCATCCCGCCCAGCGTGCAGCCGGCACCGGCCAACGTGCGGATGGCCTCGCATGTGGTGGTCGACCAGGGCATCGCTACCTCCGTGCTCACGATCGAGTGGGATGCTGCGGACAAGGCGATCGGTTATGACGTGGAATGGCGCCGTGGCGATCTCAACTGGGTCCGCGCTGGTCGCGTCGGGACGCAAAGCCTGGAAGTGCGGGGCGTCTACGCAGGCGAGTATCTGGCCCGCGTACGCGCGGTCAATGCGCTGGGCGCCGTATCGCAGCCGACGCTCAGCATGCTCACCACCATTGAAGGCAAGACGACGCCGCCCCCCTCGCTGGCATCGTTGACCAGCACTGCCCGCCCCTTCGGCATCGCACTGTCCTGGGGCTTCCCCGCAGGTGCAACCGATACCCAACGGACCGAACTCTGGTACAGCACTGGCCCCAATCGCGAGAGCGCGATCAAGCTGGGCGACTTCGCCTACCCGCAGGCCCAGCACCAGATGAACGGCCTGGCCGCTGGCGCGCGCTTCTGGTTCTGGGGACGGCTGATGGATCGAAGTGGCAACATCGGCCCGTGGTATCCAGCGCAAGCCGGGGTGATGGGTGAGTCCAGCAGCAACCCGGATGACTACGACGCCTACTTCGCCGGCCGCATCAACGAAAGCGCGCTGGGTCAACAGCTGAAGGGCAAGATCGAGCGCGTCACCGAAGTGCTGCCGCTGGTCTGGGATGCCTCGGCAATCTACACCCCGGGCCAGACCGTCATCCACGACGGGCGGATCTGGAGCTGGCAGGGCACTGCCGCAGGCAATGAAACGCCGCCGGGCAGCCACTGGAAGAACATCGGCGACGCGATCGCCGAGGCGGGCGCAATCGTCGGCCGTGTCGACCAGCTGGAAATGGACGTGACCGACGTCGATGGCAAGGTGGCTGCGCAGGGGCAGAAGGTCGACGGCCTGTTCGCCCAGGTCAGCGACCACACTGCCGGCGAGGAGGACTACAACGTCGGCGAGAACGATGTCAGCGCCGGTGCCATCACCGTCTACAGCGTGATGGCCGAGAAGGACGCGGCGCTGGCCAAGCGTGTGGATACGGTCGAAGCATCCATCGAGGGTGTTCCGGGCAAGATCGAAGGCGTGAGCGCGGCGGTCCAGCAGGTCTCGCAGGCCGTGGTGAACCTGGATGGCAAGGTCAGCGCGACCTATACGGTCAAGGCGCAGATCACCAGCGCCGGGCAGATCTACATGGCCGGCATGGGTCTGGGCGTGGAGCAGCAGCCAGATGGCAGCTACCAGAGCCAGATCCTGATGCAGGCTGATCGCTTCGCGCTGATCAACGAGAGAAATGGACAGATCACCACGCCCTTCGTGGTCGAGAACGGCCAGACCTTCATCAGTCAGGCATTGATCGGGAACGGCAGGATCCAGAACGCGATGATCGGTGATTTCATCCAGTCCAACGCGGTGGGTGCGAGAGGGCAGCCACGCTGGCGGTTGGACAAGAGCGGCGCGATGACGATGACCGGCCCTGACAATGGAGGCTATCTGACCATCGTCAACAACGTGATCCAGGTATTTGATGCAGCAGGAACGCTGCGCGTGCAGATGGGGGTGTGGTAATGCCAGTCGGAATCCAGGTTTTCAATGCGGATGGCAGTCTGGGCTATGACCCGCAAGGCAGGTTGTTCCGCGTGCTTGCAAGCATCCAGTACAGCACGGTCGACGGCAGCGCAGCCTTCTCCCGGCAACCGGAAGATACCGATCTGACGGCGGTTGCTCGCGGCAGGTATGCCCCGGACTTCTCCATCGACGTGGCCTCCGGCATCGTCAGCTGGCGTCACGTCAATGTTCCCGCCAAGGACCGCTATCCCGGCATCGTCGAAATATGGGCCCGCTGATATGACTGCAGGAATCAAGATCATCAATGACTGGGGCACCGTACTGATCGACGATGCCTTCCCGACACTCGCCATGCTGGCTCAAGGCACTACCACGCTGGATGGCGAAGGAAGCAGGTACATCGGCAACCATGCCGGCATGGTTGCCGTGCGTTCGACCTCGGTGGTTGGAAGCCAGTACTACAATCAGATCGACGGCTATTCGGCTGGGCTGTATCTGTTTGGTCCGCCCGGCGCAGTGGTGCAGTGGTATGTGTACGCGCCACCGCAGGAGCCACCAAGCAATTTTGGACTGATCATCCGTGACGGTGCCGGCCGCCTGATGTTCGACGCAGGCCGGAAAGCCGCGCGGGTGGCTGGCCTTCGTTCTGCGTCGACACGGCCTGGCTGGCAGGGGAGCGCCCAGTTTGATCCTGGACGTGCCTGGGCAGTGATGCCCCTGGTTCACGCGTACGATTCGGCGAACACGTTCCAGCGATGGGGCGATCCGCAGGAATACCTGCAACACGAGGACGTAAGTGTTTCCGGAGGGGCGGTCAACGGTGGAACCATCACGTTCGGGATGACGCAGACGGCGCGGCGTACCTACGGCCCCTACTACGGACTACCTCTACCCACCCGGTTCACCTATACCGGGAACAATGCAGCCCTCGCGGTGCTTGATGTAACCGGCTACTAGTGTCGGCCATGCTGGCCGAGATCGGCCTGCTCGAGTTGATCGAACAGGTGGGCGGGGGCGGCGGCGGGCACTGACGCTTCCGCGTTCGCGTCTGAGACGACGCGCACGCATTCTGAAGCCGGTCAGGCACCTGAAACCGTCGCTGTCGTAGCATTGCCCGCGTGATGGGGCCGATGGACGGCCCCGCGTTGACGGGCCACGTGCCTGGATGCCAAGGAGATGCAAGCAATGCAGGGAACAAACCACCTTCCAGCGGCCCCCCGCGAAACGTTCGGCAGGGCCGGGGCCATCGCGCTTGCGCTGGCCCTGGGCCTCAGCCTGGCAGCATGCCAGGCCAAGAGCCCGGAGGCGGATACGGCAGCTGCCCCCGCGCCCGCCGCGCCCGCCACCGCATCGCCGCCCGCCACTGCAGAGCCTGCACGCGCAGCACCTGCCACGACAGCGGCCGATGCCGATGATCAGGACATGCCGCCGCAGCGCCCGGATGATTCCTACAACAAAGCCACGCTGCGGCCGCAGTACGCCACGTGCGTGAACTCCAGCGGCGGCGAGACCCCCGCACTGCAGGCGTGTGGCGATGAGGAGCTTGCCTGGCAGGAGCAGCGACTCGAGCAGGCCTTCATGAAGATCGTCGACGGTCCCGATGGCAAGGACAAGGACAGGCTGATGGACGAGCAGGCCGCCTACATGTCCGATACCAATCGCTACTGCAGCTGGAACCCTGCCGAAGACGGGCAGGGGCAGATGCTGGACGCGCAGTCCTGCCGGATCAATCGCACCGCCAACCGTGCCGACGTGCTGCAGGCACGGACCTCGAAGTAA